ACTGAAGAAGCTCCTACTGAAGAAGCTCCTACTGAAGAAGCTCCTACTGAAGAAGCTCCTACTGAAGAAGCTCCTAAGGATTCGGAACCTACTGTAGAAGATCCTGAAAAAGATGCTCCTCCTGCAGAAGAAACACCTGAAGGTAAACCAGAAGATGTTCCAAAAGAATTAGAAGAAATGGGAGAAGATCCTGCAGTTGAGGAAGAAGCTGAGAAAGATTCTAAGAAACCATATGAAGAATTAAAAGAAGAAATAAAAAAGAATCTTAGAGATGAGATTAAAAAAGAAATATTGATGGATTTGGGTATTGATATTGAAGAAAAACCAAGTTCTCCTTCACTCGATAATATTAATTTAAATGATAGTTTAGTAAAATCAAAAGTTGCAAAAGATAAGTTAAGTAAATTGAAATTAGCTAGTAAAATAATGATGTCTAAGGGTTTAAAAGAATTATATAGGTATGGTTGTACTAGAACGGATATACTAAAACTTGCGATGATATCTAATAAATATTCTATTAATAAGAGCATCTTTAAGATAGTAGATACCTTAAATAATAAGGATTATTTCACAAGTAGAAGATATGCTAAGGCGGTAGAAAGTAAATTAGGGAGAGAATTAACTAGAGAGGAAAGAATAGGTCTAGATATTTTGATAAATGATTTGGGGTAGTACCGTGGGTGAGAAAGTAAGTTATAAACCTAAATATTATGTCAAGAGAAGAACCGCTCCAAAAACTGATTTAAAGCAACGTCTTAAAAATAGAAAAAGATATAGAAAAAATAAATTTAAAATAAAGATGTATAATAAGAAATGGCGGCAGCGAAATAGAATGCAATTAAAAAGGCGTAATAAGCGTAAAAAATTTAGGAGCACCTTTTGAAAAAGATAATAGCTGAGCTAGATAAAATTTCTCAATACATCGAAGATTTTGGAGAACCTTGGGCAATTCATGTAGTTTGGCAATTAGATAGGATTGCTCAACAATTGGAAGAGGGACATAAAGAACAGAATATTAAGTTTTCTAAAATAAGTAAGAATGTTCTTGATCAATACATGGATAAAATGGCATTTTTAACAGAAAATCAACCAAAACTTACCAAGATTATTAAAGAACAAAATAGTAAAAATGCTACCGCAATTTATAAAGCAATGAAAAACCACTTTGGTAATTTAGATAAAAAAGATTCAATTGAATATATCACAAATGTTTTAAAAGATATTAAATAATTATAGGAGGTATTAAAATGAGAGAAAGATTAACAAAAAAGGGAATGGAAGTAAATGACAGTCCCTGTACTATGGATGCACCTCATGCTAACCCAAAAGTAGAAAAGTATGAGACAGGAAACCCATCTTCTTGGGCAGAAGACCCTGATATGAGCAAACCTTGGGATCAAGAAAATGCAGCAGGTCGTGAAGAAAGTGGTCATCCTAAAATGAAAGCTAAAGCTAATACTTATGCTCACATGGTTCGTGAAGCTAAGGAATTAGAAGCTAAAGCTTTAAGATGTCTAAAAATGGCAGAAACTATTCTTCCAGATGCATCTGTTGATGTTATTGAGAAACAAGCAGTGGATTTTATGACTATGAGTTCAAACTCTGTCAATTCAACTCTTAGAAGAATGAGAGAATTTGATGAGCAAATCTCTGAAGCTAGAGTAGCTAAAATTGTTGACGCTGTGTTAGAAGTAATGGCAGAAGAAAAAGAAGAAGAGAAAGAAGAAGAAGTAAAAGAAGCTAAAGAAGAAGAGAAAGAAGAAGAAGAAGTAAAAGAAGCTAAAGAAGAAGAGAAAGAAGAAGAAGAAGTAAAAGAAGAAAAATGTGCTAAAGAAGAAGATGAAGATAGTAGAATTGCTACTATTGTTGAAGCTGTTCTTGAAGTTCTAGCTGAAGAAAAAGAAGCTGAAGAAAAAGAAGCTAAAGAAGAAGTAAAAGAAGAAGTAAAAGAAGAAGAAGAAGAAGTAAAAGAAGCTAAAGAAGAAGAAGTAAAAGAAGAAGAAGAAGTAAAAGAAGCTAAAGAAGAAGTAAAAGAAGAAGAAGAAGAAGAGAAAGAAGAAGTAAAAGAAGCTAAAGAAGAAGCTAAAGAAGAAGAGAAAGAAGAAGAGAAAGAAGAAGTAAAAGAAGCTTCTGAAGAAATTTCTTTTGATGAACTTGGTGATGTAATGGCTTCAGAAGAAGATGATAAACTTTTATCTCAAATTTTTACTGCAGACGAATCTCCAAAAGAAGTAAAAGAAGCTAAAATTAAAACATTGAAAAATGTTACTGCTTCTAAAAGTGAAAATGAAATAGATCAACTTTCTTCTCTATGGAGAAAAGAATACTAATATTTCTTTTTACTAAAAAATTTAAAAAAATAAAAACCCTCTTTAATCGGAGGGTTTTTATTTTCAAGAGAATTCTTTATCAATAATCAACTAATATTTCATAAATAGTGACAAAACAACCGCTGTCCTTATGGAAAAGGGTGGTTGACAAAGTAATTATTAATTTTATAGGAGGCTAAAAATGGCAAGTACAGGTTTTTTAACAGAAGGCGGCGGCCTTTTGAGAATTCTTTATCTTGGAACAAGAAACTCAATTGAAGGTCTAGCAGACGCTGCTTTTACAAAATCCAACAGAGTTGGAAACACTCAATTAGTAAATAACACTACTCTAGCAGACGTTCAAAAACTTGGATGTTTGGCTGGTTCAGTTGCTGCTGTTAAAGGTGAAGGCGTTCTAGGTGCTGGTTCAGGTCCTGCAGATGCAATCGTTGGATTGTATGTAAATGATCTTGCTGGTAATGCCTATGAATCAACTTCTGCTGCTGCATCTGAAAAAGGTGTTTACGTTATGGGTATGGGAACCTACGAAGTAGGTATCTTTGAAACTCATGATTATGCTGGAACAAGCTCAATTATGAGCAATTACACTTATGGTAAGAAACTATATTGTTCACAAAATGGTCTTCTTACTGTTGCAGAAGGTCTTAATGGTGGATCTGCAGGTGCCTCTGACGTAGTTATTGGTATCATCACAAAAGCTCCTACAGCTACTGATCCAATCATGAGATTTAATTTAAGAATGTAATTAATTTATTAATACTGTCATTAAGTAGGGTTTATAACCCTACTTAATGAGAATGGTATTGAAAAAAAAATGTTTTAATAATTTTTATGGAGGTTTATTATGAACGGTGCTAAACCAGCCAGCAATGAAGTAAAAGAGAAAGTAATCTCTGAATACATCAAAACAGCTTCTGGCAGACAAAAACTTGCTGCATCTATGGTGCAACCATTACGATTTCGTAGAGACTATACGTCAGTAGGACGTAGAGCTTTCCTTGTTGAGCAATTACCCGACGGTGCGTTACCGATATATGATAAAGACGCTCGGGCAACTGCTTATGTAATTGGAGAAGAAGGCGAATCAATTCTTGCTATTCAAAAACCAAAAAGGGTAATTTTTCCTTTATTTGAACTAGCATCAAATCCTACAATTCCTTTAACTCAAGTAAAAGAACGAAGATTCGATCTTATTGAAAGAGCGCAAGATCTAGCGAAAGCTGAAATCCAAGCTGAAGAAGATGGTCGTGTATTCGCAATTCTTGATGCTGTAGCTGGAAACGCTGCCGATGATGGACTGGCCAACCCAGACATCAACGTTGCTGCTCCTATTACTGCTTCTTTCTTTGCTGATGCTTTTGCTGATGTTGAAAGACATGACCTTAGAGTTTCTAAGATTTTCATGAATCCAAAAGATTACACAGATGTAAGGAAATGGGGTCGCGATATTCTTGATATCGAATCTCAAGCTTCTTTATTGAAAACTGGTCTTATGGCTCATATTTGGGGTGCTCAAATTATTGTTTCAAGAAAAGTTCCAGTAGGATATGCTTATATCTGTGCTGAAGCAGAATTTTTTGGTCGTATTCCTGTGAGAACGGAACTCAGCGTGTTGAGTGCTGACGATCCAAAAGCAAGAACTATTGGATTTTCAATCTTTGAAAATCTTGGCATAGGCGCACACAACCCAGGCGGCCTTTCAAGACTTAAGATTGCTAGATAGTTAATTTAGAATTTAGTAAGATAAATAAAGGGCTTCTCATTTCGATGGGAAGCCCTTTTTATTCGGAGCGTATTGTGGATAGAGATAAACTGATTAATAGAGTTATGTCGAAATTATCAAATACTTTTGATAAACATAACCAGTGGGTTAAAGATTTAGCAAAGAAATATAAAAAATTGACTCCAGAAAATGCTGTTGCCTATGCTAGAGAGTGGGAAAAATACCACAATTTTAAAGTTCCAGCTAATCCAAAAACTAAAAAAACAAAAGAAGATGGACAACATATCATAGAGGTTCAATTAGAAAATAACCATTGGTATCCCGTGTGGATAGATGATAAAATGGGTGGACTCTATGGAGAATACTAAATTTAAGGAAGATATTTGTTAGGGTAATCTTTAGATTTATAATTTTTTAGTTT